TCCGGTTGCTCGTAGTGCTACGCGACACATCTCCAAGAACACTTCATCATCACCTTCCCAGTTACAAGCAGTGAGATGTCCATCGCTGTCATGGTAATAATATGCATCTGTACTCTTCACAAAAGTGGCAACCTCATCCTGCCATTTGATTTCTTCACGACGACAGATTTACAAATAGTTAGTGAATAAAGTCAACAGGGTACCTTCTTGGGTAATCTCCACCATACCATCTTCATTACCTTGATTGTGGTCTTGAAAAATACAACTCCCCAGCTTCGAGCATATCTTTCAAATCAAAGAATGATTCCACTTCAACAGGAACGTATTTATATTTGGTTTCCATTTTCATTTCTTCCTCATCTTCAAAATCTGCAAGGGTTAGTTGTAATCACATAAAACCATCCTTAACTTTCGTAAGGGTATAAGACTCAACTTCGAATTCTGAATCAATGTATATATCCTCATGAATTAAACAACTAAGACTATCCATCCAATCTGTTCCGAATCCGTGGAAATCTGCAGCTTCTACAAACTTCTGACGTAACTTACCGAAATCATTTTTGATATAGCCGTTTTGAATTTTCGCTTTGCTGATCATAATATTTTCTCCTTTGTGTTTGGTTGCAAGTAATTTAACCTAATGTTTGTGCGGTGTCAATAGGTTCGTGTAACTTTATTCTCAATAAAATGAACGGTATTATCTTCGTAGCAATCGAGATACATATGACCGACATGATTACCACATTCACACACAAGATTCCTCCCCATAGAATAATTGCAACAACCATAACCTGATTTGAAAGGTGGGATTACACCATCAAGTACACTCATCTGCGAACATACAATCATCTGAGGTTCGCCACCAAGGATTCTGTGGTAATGTTGTTGTCCGTCATCACCGTAATCTTCAATGTACTCTTTCTTAGAATCTACACCGTTGACATCCTTATATATCCAAGAGTACTTACGTTCAGCAGGTTTAATGTAGAACACACCCTTCTTGAATATGTAATCTTTTTCATCAGAAGTTTGAATGTTTCCATCGGAGTCTTGCCATTGTTCTGTATAAGAAGATATTTCCCATACACGTTTACTGTCTCGACCCTTATACGGAACCATGTACATGTCTTGAGTGAGTTGTTTGTTACATTTGTTGCAATGTAGTTTCATTTATTTCTCCTTTTTTTTTGCTATACCTCAGAGTAGGTGGCTATTTTGACATAGATTCGTATAAGTTGGATACATGTTCACCGCTATTTAGTACTTCTCGATAAGTAGAATAAACCTTCAGAGGTCTTGAAGTCCCAGTCTCCACAATCTTTAAGAGGTTTACATATAAATCCGTTTGCTGAAGATACCTTTTTATCAGTTAACTGTCTACTATCTTTAATATCTTCATAACTAGAAAATATGTTAACCACCTCGACGAGTTTGTAGAAGTGACCATCCACCTCAACTATTCCTATGTTAGGTGCTCTTACCCTGAGAACAATAGTATCATCTGTAGTTGAAGTATTTTCATAGGTTGCATATATACCCCTATCTTTGACACCAAGCTTTTTACAAGAAGATTTGTGATTATCAAATCCCTCGAAATTCAGTAAGGTTAGTCCTTTATCAAAAATGTCTTTACCTTTACTAATCTTGATTTTTGTACCTTGAGCAATGTTAAGATCGGGGTGAATCTTATCTATAAGGTATACTTCTAAGTTTTGAGCTGAACTTTTACATGGGGTATTATAGTACTTTACCTCATCAAAGACTTTTAAACTTTCCAAATGGGTTTTAAGTCTTTGATTTAAATTGCAGGACATGCCTACATAAACTACAGAACCTTCATGATACAGTAAATACACCGAGTACTTTCTATCTTTCATTTATTCCTCTCTTGTTTCATACTTCACTCCTTGTAATTTACAATTTACTTTACTGCCCATAATAAATTCATAGGCATCTTCCATACAACGTCTTGCGAAATCTTCTTGGCTTCTCTTGACAATAAGACTATCATGTATAGGTATACAAACTTCACCAACTTCTATGAATCTTTTAATACAGTAGGTCATCATCTCACTGTCTAACTTTTGAAACCTCAAACCTACACCAGACATAAGATAATCTTTAACCTCGGTATTATATTCCTGTAAACATTTAACCAACTGTTTAACTTTTACACTTTTTATTCCCACAAACTTACGTTTGACAGGTTCCTCTTTCTTGTAGTCATCCTTTAATGCTTTAGCTATTGCACTTACTGCACTCTTTTCAGAATCAGAGTTAAACATAGTTAAAAGGGCAGTCTTCTTAAGATTACGAACGGGGTCGTATTTTTCTGAGAATCCATAATCGTTTCTCCATTTCTCAATTTCCGCATTGTCAACCTCAATTTCAAAAGGGAACGAGTAAGGATCTTTACCTTTCAAGTCTAACCCTAACTCCTCTGCTGCCAGACAAAAATGTAAACTTGAGTAATCCACCTCTACTGTAGGTTCTTGGTCGATAATAGTAGAAGATCTGGATGTGGCATCCTCTCTTTGTATTGAACCATCATCGTACCAACGACAACCATGATCAAGATCTACTGTCGCTATTCGTCTAAAGAACAGTTCAGGTACTTGTATCCCGTTTATACTGATAGTTTTCTGAGAGAGCAATTTGCAATATTCCTCTACAAGCATTTCCATATCGGTCACTTCAATCTTCTCCTCTTTAGTTGGCTTTCTGGGGGTCTTATCTTTATTTCTTATTTCAACAAGAGATAGTTTAGGGGGTAATAGTGAAACTGGAATTGCCAGATTCTCATAACCTTTACCTGCACACTTATCTATGAATTCAGGATTGACGATAAGCATACTGCAGACTTCTTGAGTCCCTTTTTGCATACCTCCAATGAAACTGTCAACGTAGCCTTTTAGTATCAAATAGTTTATAACCTTATCCATGTAAATCCATGATAAATTCTTACCATGTTGCTTCCAGTACTTAGGATTTCTTGTATACCTGATTGCAAATTTCTTATGGAATTTTAACCTACTTACATGCTTTATTAAGTGTTTTACACAGAGTTTTAGTTTTGAAATACTTACTCTTTGTCCTTCAGATTTTAAGTGATCGTATATATCTTCGGTCAATAATTTTAAATAACCTTCACATCGCTTAGGAACATCTTCACTCCTGAAAGAGAAATTCATGTAGATACTGTTATACTTGTACACTTTCTCCAGTACATTATCGTAGTACCAAGCACAGGAAGGTTTTAACTTGAAAGAATAGTAACAATCTTCATCGATATACAAACAATCAAATAAATCATCCAAACCAATAAACCGATACCTAAACAAACCCTTACATATAACCATTGGTGCGGTCTTAGCGATAAGTGTTTGATTATTCTCGGTTTTTAACTTGTTCGAACCGTTCGTCATTTTTCACCTTCTTAGTGCTGTAGTATTCCATTAAAATCTGCTTAACCTTGGCATGTGGTTTGATATCCTCATCCCGACAATCAGGCATCAGTAAGTCTAAAATTTCTTTATCCAGATTAACCTTCATGATTACTCCTTGATTTTGCGTAGCTTAGTTTTATCAAAACGTACCCGTGATAGATCCACCTCCCGCTGAATATCTAACCAAAAATTATATTCCTTATCGAATACATAACTTAACCTCATAGCCATCTCCACACTGCAATCTGACTTGCCATTAATAAGACGACTAACAGTACCTTGATTGACATTCAAAGCATCTGCAAGTTGTGTAGTGGAAATATTCATAGGAATCATGTACTCTTCTTTTAGTACCTGTCCAACTGTATAAATCATAAAACCTCCTTACAACTATAATTATAACATACTATTGTTTTATGTGCAACACACAACCATTCCAAACAAAACCCCTCTTAAAGTGACATTACTTGGTAAACTTAAACAAAATTACCAAGATTTACCCAGCATAATTTCCCGTTCTTTTTTGGTCTTACACTTAGAGAAAAACTCTTCAACACTTACCACCTCAAACACATCTTTCTGCATAGGGAAGCCTGCAAGATTATCTAACTCAACCTCACCAATCTTACCGATCAAAAAGTGATTAGCTTCGTTCATGATAGATTTTAATGATTGATTATAGTTCACACTTTTAATGTTAGTCTTTGCTGTATCAAGTACGATACGCCAACTATCAAAAACAACATAACGACTACCGATTACTTGTATCACTCGGATCATTTGTGCTTCAGGTACTTGGTAGTTTTTATACCATTTGTTTACATCAATGACTACAGGCCAATGACATTCACTTGCTTGTACTGATAGTGTGGTTAAAGTAAGTGCTAAAAGTGTTAATAATTTCTTCATTACTTGTTCCCTCCTTGTCCTAATTCCCGTAACAGCATATTCTCTTCTAACTCTTCCTGTGCTTCATTTGACGGCTTTTTAGGGCATACAGTCATACAATCACACTCGTGATCCTCTTCCACCTCACCACGTTCTTTACATGAAGTATTTAGTTTGAAAAATTCTCTAAGTGATTTCATGATTTCTTCAAATTTGTTTCTCATAACATATTCCTTATTTATTACGATTGATTAATGGTAATTTATCAACATCCCACTGGTACTTCTCGATAATCTTGAAACATTGTTCAAATGCTTGATCTCCAGTCTTATTCCACAACCCTTTACAAACTTCGTCACAGGTTTCTTCAGATGTATCATAAATGAACATGTTCATAAAGTGTTGACCTAGCCTATAACTTGATGTTTTTTTTTCTTTTAATTGCAAGAAACTTTTGTAAAACTGTTCCTATGTGATAGTTTTCATAAGTATCTCTCCTGTTTAATTGGTAAACTCACTCTATCTCGAATAGTAGATTATGTCAATGAGAAACTTCAAACATTTTTATGATAAAATGGTACATATAGAAGGGAGAAACTTATGATAGCAGTAAGTATAAATAAACTTAATGACCATATAAAAGAGCTTGAAAGGCGAATGACTGAGTTACAAAAGGTTGACGCGCAAGTTGGTAACACAAAAGGTGGACAAAAACACCCAAACTTTGACGGTTCGTATAACGATTTATTTTGGCTACATCATGCAGGCAGTACCAAAGCTAGAATACCACCGAGGCCATTGGCGAGTGTAGTTAAAATGAGCTACAAAGGTGAATATTTACTACGGAAAGGGTTGACCGAGTATTTTAGCGGTATTGACAAGAAAGGTAAGATAAGTGCAGAGCAAGCACTAACACCTTGGCTGAAAGGGTTGTACGAATATAGTTTGAGTATGTTTGGTAACACTAAATTTTTAAAAAGTAACGCACAATTTACAATTGACCAGAAAGGTTTTAACGCCCCCCTAGTGGAAACTGGAGAATTAAAAGCAGCTTGGGGTGTGATGATTAATGGTAAGAAGGTACAGTTATGAATAATTTTACAATACTTAAAGGTCAAACTATATATAAACAAGGGGTATCAAAAGGAGAAGGTTATTGGAAGGATGGTGTGTATTACCAAGGAGAAGATACCCCAATATATGAACCACTATCTAACGTTTTTGTTGAACCATATGAAAGAGAAGATAGTGATATACTCCCAGAGGGTATCAGTACTAATGACGCTAGGTGGATATTATGTGATCACGTTCTTAGTAGTTACAGAGAGAATGCAGACAATGCAAGTATGGCAGACCGTATATTTTTGAGAGATCCGGAAGTAGGAAAAAAAGCCACCCCTTATATTATTTTTGATATAGAAACTTGGGGAGGAGATGAAGGTATGGAATTACTATCTGATGGGTTTAATTATGTAGCAGTTAAAGAAGGTAAATTTTAATGAGCGGGTATAATATTAATCCTATTGAAAACTACAGTCCATTAAGACATAGTAATTTAGTTGCCGAAGCTATAGGAGAAGTAATACCGGAAATGTTATCCAGTTTACGACAACTAACAAACCCTTATAGAGTTGACCTACTTACAGTGTCTGTACCAACAACTTATGAAATTGTTGTTGAGTTAGAAGAAGTAGATACATCTACTATTGTAATTCATACCTTGACATGTACCACTACAGGTACAGAGAATTTAGATGAAGTATATACGCTTATTGTGACAGAGTTTATAGAACAAGGTATTCCTGTACATTGCACATATGAGTTAGATTATACAGAAGACAGTGAGAAATATTTAACAGTAGTACCCAAAGAAGGGTATAGGTTAGTATCCCCTCCAGTACCCACAAATCTTACATTAGATACATCAACGCAAGTACAAGCCGCTAATGGTAAACCTGCATCATTTGGAGCAGGACAGAAAATCTTTGAACAAGATTACCCTAAAATAATTGTAACTATGTTACCTATAACAAGTGTATCTGAAAACTGGAGATCTGGTGCAGTACAAAAAGATCTAGGGGATGGTAATGGTTTACAATATTTTCCTTACAATGATGCTTATATCCGATCAAATTTCTCTGTTACGTGTGAAGCTGGATTAATTAGTGATATATTAACTTCAGATCGTCCTGATAGTTCTCAAATCTTAAGAGAGTTTATTATGAGAATGCAGGATGATAATATAAGGTTGCAGTTTTATAATAAAGTTCAAGGTACTGTAAGTAGAGACTTCACTACAACAAGTATTCCTGAATTAAGTTATACAGAATTTGAAAACTCTAGTGTAATGACTTTCAGTTTAGACTTAATAACCAGATCGGTTAATTACCAAGGTAGTATTATTACTAAAACTACAGTTGTAGGAGCCACTGTTGAGGATAAAGAAGGTAACCAAGTCAATCCTGTAGATTTCGAGGTGCAATCACCTAATCATTTAGATCCATAAATTAACGTGAATGTTAACTTTTCTATATGATATAATAAGTCTTATGGAGATTTCATCTCTGTATGCATACAAAGATTAATAATTATAAGGAGAATGGCAATGCCTTTCAATCCAACTATCAGTGCGAACATCCGTGAGGCGACGGCCTTAGCACAAATCGCCAGTTTATCTCGCGTAGCTATAATGGTGCCCCACGCATTCACTAAAGAGTTCAGTACACCTATCTCAGACATTTCTGAGATTGCACATATTCCTGCAAGTTCTGATGCTTATAAAGCAGTCCAAGCAGCTTTAAAAGGTGCAGGCAGTCGTACTTTACCTGTTTACTTAGCACGTGTAGCTATGGACAGTGTTGAGTTCACACCTGAAATTGCAGATAACACAACTTACGAAGCTACCTTCACTGTGTACAATACAGCAACAAACACAGTAATTATTGACCAAGAAGCAGTTACACACACTACTGGTACTGGTGACCCAGACCCTCTTGGTGATATTGCAGCAGTTATTCAAGCAGCTTTCCCCTCTTCTGAGTGTACAACTGCATTAACTGCTACAGGTATTACCATCGCTGAAGGTGCTGGTTTCCAACTTGTAATTAATTCTGTTAGTGAGAACTTTACCTTAGAGTTTGCTTCAACCACTTCAGCAGCGCAAGCATTTGAAGATTTGATGAGTGAAAACAGTGAAGATTGGTACAGACTTACTTCTACAATCCGTGACGTAACATGGGTTAAAGATATGGCAGATGTTATCGAAGCTACTGAGAGTTCCGATACACCTAAGATCTTCCGTACATCTACAAATGCAATCGAATGCTTATCTGTACAAACAGATCCATCAAACTCTGCTGATATTCTTGGTGTTCTTGAAGATGGTAACTATCGTCGCACCACAGGGGAATGGCATGACCAAAGTGCTGAGATTTTCCCAGAGATGACACACGAAGCATGGGTAGGTAGTTACCGTGAAGGTACTAAAGGTACTGCATTTAACCAAGGTATGAGTGTTCCAGCAGCACGCCACCCTGTATTAGGTCGTTTACTAACTAAAGCGGAAGCAGGTTATATCACTGATCGTAATGCAACTGTAAGATTCAAAGAGTTTGGTTTAATTATCACTAAGACTGGTAAAAACGGTACAAGTGCTCGT